ATGAAGGCTGTCAAAGACGCAATGGATGCAAGCGACAAATTGGGAGCAGCGTATAACGCTGATGTCATGCCATCCGTAGACAAGATTACCAAGCAAAGTGCTGCGGTATTGAAACACACAGGAGACATCTAATGGCAATGTATGATGACAAGAAGCAAGATGCCAAAGCAATGAAGGGCATGAAGCCTGCACAGAAGGCTGCCTTCAAAAAGGCTGACAAGAAGATGGACGCTAAGAAGCCATCGGCTAAGGCTGACATAAAGATGGACAAGGCACTAGCAGCGAAGATTAAAAAGGGTAAATAACATGGCAGCAGCAAAGAAGGGCATGGGCTTCAAAGCAGCACAGAAGTCAATCGCCAAGAAGCAAGGTATTCCAATGGAAAACGCTGGTGCAATTCTTGCAGCAGGTGCACGCAAGGCAAGCCCAGCAGCAAAGAAAGCAAATCCAAACCTAAAGAAGGTAGCAATGCCTAAGAAGAAGGGAATGTAATATGTGCGTTGAATGCGGATGTAACTCAACAATGATTGGCAAGCCATCAGACAAGTTGACAGGCAAGCCACAAGACCCATACGGCCAGTACGACGGCGTTGGCGGAACTAAGTAACTAACAATTTTAAGAAGGAGTTGAGATGGCATTAACGGATGGCAGAACTGCTGTTTACCATTTGAATCGTTTGGCTGGCACACTTATTAATGATGTCCCGCAATATGATTTTAATGGTGCTGCAAATATCTGGGCTTTCAACGTGACGGGCAAGAAGTACTCCCGTGGCATTGATGCCCTCAACCAGATTTACGCATACCGCAATGGCGGTGTGAATTTTTACTACGATACACCAGGTGCCTTCAATGCCCTTGCTGGCACATTTGGTCTAGGTGAATCAGAAGCAGCAAGAAGGATTGCCTCGTGACAACTTTTATTGACCTTATCAATGAGACAAACCTTGCGCTCACTGGTTATACCAACCGCCAAGACCAGGCTACTTATTTGACTGCGCCGCTAACTGCAACCGCTACAACATTTGTGGTTGCGGATGGAACAGTCCTCACACGTGGCCTTGTTGAAATTGACGATGAACTTATCTGGGTAGACTCCTTCGATAGAACATCTAATACGGCAACGGTTCCTGCCTATGGCAGAGGCTTTCGTGACACAGTAGCAACAACCCACACGGCTGGTACTCGCGTCACCATTGCGCCATCCTTTCCGCGCAGTGTTATCCGACGAAACATTAACCTTGCAATTGATGGGGTTTACCCAGATTTGTTCGGAACGTATTACACAACATTTAACTGGCAGGCAGCACGTACTACCTATGCTCTCCCACAGGAAGCAGTAGATATTCTTGGCTGCTCATGGCAGACCATTGGTCCATCACGTGAATGGCTACCAGTTCGTCACTATCGTGTTGACCGTATGGCTAACCCAACCACATGGAACACAGGCAAGACTGTATCAATCCGTGAAGGCATTATCCCAGGCCGTCCAGTTATGGTTACATATACTAAGAAGCCTACTGTACTTCAGTATGATTCAGATGATTTTACAATGACTGGCCTTCCTGAGTCAGCACGAGAAGTAATTATTCTTGGTGCTGCATACCGTACAGCAATGTACTTAGACCTTGGCCGTGTCCCAGCAGCGACTGCTGAAGCGGATGCACAGCAAGGCAATGACCCAATTGGTTCTGCAGCAAATATCGGCAGAGTCCTACAGCAAATGTACCAGCAACGTCTTCTTGTTGAAGTACGTCGTCTACAAGAGCAATTCCCACCTAGAACACATTACACAAGTTAAAGGAAGAACATGGCAACTAGACGATATTACTCTTCTACTGCAGTTGACAACACAGTAAGCAGCGGCATTAACAACAGTGCTACATCTGTAATTCTGTCGAACTCACCAGTAGGTTATCCAAGCAGTTACCCATTCGTGGTTGCTCTTGACTACAACACAGCCTCTGAGGAACTTGTGCTTGTTACCGCAGCATCTGGTACAACACTTACCATTACTCGCGCATACGGTGGTTCATCTGCTACTGCCCACAACGCTGGCGCTGTAGTACGCCACGTCATCATCGCTCAAGACTTGACAGACTTCCAGGACCACGCAGCAGCGGGTCCTTCTGGAGTACACGGCATTACTGGTGCAATCGCAACCTTCATCAGCACACCAACATCTGCAAACCTAGCATCTGCTATCTCAGATGAGACTGGCTCAGGCCCAATCGTCTTTGCAACTGGCCCAACACTTTCAGGTCCAACGATTACTTCACCAAAGACAACACTTGGTATCAATGCACAGACTGGTACATCATATAGCCTAATTGCTTCTGACCAGGACAAGATGGTTACGCTTAATAATGCTAATCCGATTACCTTGACAGTCCCATCTGCAGTCTTTAGCGCAGGGCAGTACATCAACATCCAGGCCCTTGGCGCTGGACAGGTGACAGTACAGGGTGACGGCACATCTACTGTAACAGGCACAGGTACCAAACTTCGTGTACAATACAGTGCAGCAACTATCTTATGTACCGCAAGTAATACATTCCAGTTGATTGGGGACTTGGCATAATGGCAACTTATTCAATCCTTGGTACGCAGACTAAGCCTGCTGCTACAACACTTACCACACTGGTGACAGGTGGTTCTAACGGAACTATCGTTGCTAACTTTACAGCATGCAACACATCAGGTTCTAGCGACTCAATCCGTGTAGCACTCACACCATCAGGCGGAAGCACTGCCGCAGCCAACTACGTTTGGTATGACTTCACAGTTGCGGCTAACTCTACTTTGGAATCAACTCCAGGCTGGACTCTTGGTACAGGTGAGACTCTTAAGGTTTACTCAACTAACGGCAACATTTCATTCACAGCAACAGGAAGTGTACTCTAATGGCTGTAACACTATTAACTAACACAAGCGTTACACCAACGCTTACAATCAACGCACAGACTGCTTCATATACGGCTGTCCTTGCAGATGGTAACAATGCACTTGTTACCCTTTCCAACGCATCTGCTAATACATTTACAATTCCACCTAACTCTAGCGTGGCATTCCCAGTAGGCACAATCTTGAACTTTGCCCAGACTGGGGCAGGCCAGACAACAATCACACAGGGTTCTGGTGTAACCATCACATCTGTAGGTGCTACAGCATCTGCTCCCAAGACTCGTGTTCAGTACTCGGCTGCTTCGTGTGTGCAGACATCAGCAAATAACTGGCTAGTGTTTGGAGATATTGCCTAATGCCTATTATTGGAATTTATGCTTCACAAATATCTGGCCACCTTGGTTTATCTACAGACTATCTTGTAGTTGCAGGTGGTGGCGGTGGCGGTGGAACAGGTAACGGAGTTAATGGTGGATATGCTGGCGGTGGCGGCGGTGGTGCTGGTGGCTATCGAACTTCTATTGGTGGCACTGCTTTAACTCTTAACTTAAATACTTCTTATACAGTTACTGTTGGCGCTGGAGGCACAGGCGGTTTGTATTTGGCTTCAACAAGCAGTAATGGAAGTAATTCTGTATTTTCTACCATTACTTCAACAGGTGGCGGTGGAGTCGTAGCAGGAGTTGGTCAAAGTGGCGGTTCAGGTGGTGGCGCTTACGGCAACAATGCTGTTGGTACTGGTAACACGCCTTCAACTACACCATCTCAAGGGTTTAGCGGTACGCAAGGTACTGGCGGTGACGGTGGTACTGGTGGTGGTGGAGCAAGTGCTTCTCCTGCCGCAAAAACTGGTAATGATGGCTCAGCAGGAGGCGCGGGAACTGCAAATTCAATTTCAGGATTATCAGTAACTTATGCCGGTGGCGGTGGTGCTGGTTCTTATTCAGGTGGCGCTGGTGGTGCTGGTGGTGCTGGTGGCGGTGGAACTGGTGGAACTTACGGTTCAGGTGGTGTTACGAATGGAACTACCAACTTAGGTGGCGGTGGTGGTGGTGCAGGGCAAATAAGCACAACTTCAGGTTTAACTGGCGGTAACGGCGGTTCAGGAATTGTTATTGCTCGCTACTTAAGCGCTACTCAAAAAGCAACTGGTGGAACTGTAGTTTCATCTGGTGGTTATTACTATCACACATTTACTTCTTCAGGAACTTTTTTTCCATTTACTTTAACTGGCGTTAAAGCAACTGGTGGAACTATTGTTCGAGATGCTTCTTATTGGTATCACACATTTACTTCATCTGGAACATTTACTCCAACAAGCGCATTAACTGCTGACATTCTTGTTGTAGCAGGTGGCGGTGGTGGTGGAAGTTATACCGGTGCAGGTGGCGGTGGTGCAGGTGGACTTCGTTCAACTCTTACTGCTAGCGGTGGTGGCGGTTCACCTGAAACTGCGCTATCTCTTTCTGCAACAAGTTATACAGTAACTGTCGGCGCAGGTGGTGCTGGAGCAATTACCACTACTGAAGCATCAAGTGGTTCAAATTCAGTATTTTCAACTATTACTAGCACCGGTGGCGGTGCAGGTGGTGGATATAAAGGTTCATTCTACGCCGCAAAAACTGGTGGTTCAGGTGGTGGCGCTCCTTACAATACTTACACAACAGGTGCTTCAGGAACTACTAATCAAGGCTATGCAGGTGGTAACGGACAAGGTGGTTACGATGCCGGTGGCGGTGGCGGTGGTGCTGGCGCAATAGGTGGAAATGGTAATGGTTCCGCAGGTGGTAATGCTGGTGCAGGTGGAAACGGAGTTGCGCTTTCTTTATTTGCAACTGCAACCGGAACTGGTGTGAATAATTATTATGCAGGTGGTGGCGGTGGTGGTAAGTACACTGCTAGTGCAGGTGGCACAGGTGGAACAGGCGGTGCTGGTGGTGGCGGCGCAGGTACTACTGACCTTGTTTCAACATCAGGAACATCAGGAACTGCCAATACAGGCGGTGGCGGCGGTGCAACTGGTAACGCAGCAACTGCACCACCGGCGACAGCAGGCGGCGCTGGTGGTTCTGGTATAGTTATCATCCGATATGCTATCTAACCAGGAGGAACTATGACTAAAGACAACGTAACACCTATCAAAGAAACTAAGCCTACTCAGTGCTTCAGTTATGAAGTAACAATGTTGGTGCACATCATCGCAGATGATGAGACAACTGCTAAAGGTCAATTAGATGAAAAGGGTGGAATCGTCACTAAGCGTGACGTAAAACTACTCAACGCAGTAACACTTTATGGTGAAGAAAAGGATAAGAAGTAATGGCTCATTTTGCACAAGTAGAAAATAACATTGTGACACAGGTTATTGTTGCAGATACCAAAGAGTGGTGCGAAGAAAACCTTGGTGGTACTTGGGTTCAGACTTCTTACAACACCATTGGCAACGTTCATACACTAGGTGGCACACCACTTAACAAGAACTATGCTGGTATTGGATATACTTGGGATGGCGTTGGATTCTCAGCACCACGCCCATTTGAATCTTGGACACTTAACCTAGATACATACCTTTGGGAAGCACCAACACCTATGCCTGTAGAAGAAGGCAAGATGTACAACTGGGATGAACCAACAAAGTCTTGGGTTGAAGTAACACTCTAACAACAAGCAGTAAAACTACCCGCCACGTGCGGGTTTTTGTCGTACCTAAAATAAACTAAGGAGTTAATGTGGCATACGGTGATGATGGATACCTACATATTGCAGAACGCCCAGTTGACCCAGTTGGTCAGCCTGCTAACTCTGGTGATACTTACCAGAATAAGAGCAACCAGTACGACGTAGCAATTGCAGGACTTCCATTCTTCCTTGGTCCATCAAAGGAATACCCTTACAAGCGTGAGACAGCGCAGTACCGTAAGCAACAGATTGACCAGCAGAAAGAACC